GTTGAAACACCAAGAAGTTCCAGATGAAGTCGTGGAACCAAATCTGCATCATTAGTTATTCTAATGTACTTACTCATATCAAACAACCTCCGCTTCCCACTTATTCATAACAAGATCCCAAACTTTGTCTGAAACCTCATCACGATGAAATGGATCAATTAGTGAGCCACGGAGTAAATCCGCAACCCTTGGATTAATACCTGACAGAAAATTAAAGAATAGCTGTCCATCTCGCCAAACTACAATATCTTTGTTATTTTCGTTATAGTTTTCATGACTAGGATCATACTCACTCAAGAGCTTATAAAACGCGTCATAAAAATCGAAGAAATCAACATCATGTTCATTCATACTGCAAACTCCTTATCCCAGGACTCGAGGACATCTTTTACATCACCCTCGACATCGAAGCCATAAGTTCCTTCTTCAATACTATCAGTATCATAGTAGAACTCTATGCTGAGATAAGTACCAAAGTCATGACGATTCTTTTTGATCTCCAAATAACTCTTTCCTGGCTCTTGACCATAATGCTTACGTATCTGAGCAAGGAAACGATTACATTCTGCCTTCGCACGAGAGTAATAATCATCTTCTCCCACACAAACACAATCTTCCCCATAAGGAGAAGTATCAGCAATATACATTGAATTTAGCATTATCTGTCTCTTTTCTGTTAGTTATTGAATGTAGTAGTTAGGCCGTATCGGGTAAAGTTAGAAATAAGCCTAGGTCGAGGCTTTATGGAATACATCTTGAACCAACGCTCACCTTTACGTTCCCACACAAAGCCAAGGTTATGTTCTGAATCTTTCCGGCACTTTCCACAATTACAACTATGAATACTCATTACATCAGCCTCCTATTTTCGCTGTTATTCCGCTTCATACGGTTATTGAAACGTCTTGTATCTTCTGCTATTTCGGCTTCATAGATTTCATGCCACCTAGCAATCTTATCTTTCTGCGCTTGCGTTAGTTCAAACTCAAATTCTTCACCATGCTTTCTGTCATTATTTGTACGATTCTGTCGAATCCGATAATAATCTTCACGAGTAAGACTCACTCGAGACTTACGCTTACGCTTACGGCTAGGAATAATCTGACTCTCATGGATAAGTTCACCATAAGGATTATCTTTAACACTAGCTGTAGCAATACTAATACTTTCATTCCCGGAGTCGAGAACAGAACTATTACCAGCATGACTGACAATAATATCCTTTACGTCCAGGAGTTCACCATAATGATTAGTCATTATCTTGTGCCTCCATTCTTGAAATGTCTTTCATAATGAGCGATTTTTTCTTCGTCAATAGAAGTTTTACCAGTTAGTGCATGCCCTTTGCCTTTAGTTCTAGGGGTACTCATTACTCTTCGCGAATAACCCGAACCATCAGGATAATGCTTCTCGCTGCCATTATTCTTAGCGAGGATTCTAAAGATAGAAGCAACATCTATCCTTAGTTCCTTATCAGTAATAGCGACAATCTTATCGCCAATAGTTACTATTTCGACAATCTTGCCGAAATCCTGCCCATCTTTCTGGATGATCTTACCGATAAGTTTACGAGCTTTTTTTAGCTTTAATAAATGCGTTTCATTACATGCAGAAATAAGATCCAAGTTTGGACTGAACTTCTTATTATTACTATTAGTCGGCTTTTTGGTTTTACTCATAATATTTATTTCCTTCCTGATAAGACTTATCCGAACCGATAAAGAGTAGTATATCAGGTAAAAGCTCTAAACGGAACGATTACGAGATAGATCATTGGTTTCGCGTAAAGTGATTTCTCGACGGTATTAGTGAACGACCAAGAATAAGACCATGCGTGAGCTGCGACACGTAAAGGTAATCATTTTCGGTATTCCTGGACCTTGTTGCAGAGGGGAGCTGTGGGCCTCAACATTACCGCAGGTTGTCGAGCATAACTTAATGGTGGGGGCCGGTGCTCGAATAAGACTATCATAGGGTGCCAGGATTAGAAGTGAATCTACAGCTATTGTGAAAAGGCATGGCAGGTTGTTTCGAATAAAGCATCACGGGGACCTCGATTAAAAGTAAAAATATGGATTGAGCTGAGACAATCTCCGGCAGCCGGCATAAAAGTATTCCTCGGGGCCAGCTATTAAAGGTATTTAGGGCAGCCGGCATAAAAGTATTCCTCGGTGCCAGGATTAAACGTGTTTCCTGGGCCTGGGACATACAGCTATTCTCAAACGTAACACTAAAAGTTAAAATTAATGCGGGCGTGGGACCTGTTGCGTTTGGCTGAGATTTTTAATAAACGTGGAGGCTAAGACTAAATCTAAAAAATAAAACGTCAGGACAATTAATTTTATGTTTTGACAGAATTGAATATACATTCCTAGACACTATGGCCTTTCTATTCTTTTACCTTTTCCCATTACGTTTTAGCTTTACCTCAACTCCCATTCTTACCGTTACTTTTTGGCGCCACTTTTTACCGTTTCGTTTGGGCGGCGAAAATTACCGTTTCGTTTGGGAATTACGTTTGAGAATTTCGTTTGAGAATTTCGTTTGAGAATTTAGTTTTAGCATTATGAATTATTTTTTAGGATTATTTTTTAGAATTAACTTTACGTTTTCTACCCTTTTATATAAGGCCTTTATATGCCCCCACTTTCATGCCTACCAATACTCTTAATCCTATTTTATATAAGACACAAAAAAAGCCCCAATCGGCATAGAGGGGGGACTACAACGCCGATTGAGACTTTAATTGTGCAGGTAGTTTTACTACCCGCAACCTAAAACTACTTAGAAGCCTTCTCGGCAATCTTAGCAGCCTTAGGAGCCTTAGCCCTGAAAGCGAGAGTTTCGTTTTCGGCACTAAACCTAACTTCAACGTTAATACCCAGCTTCTTAGCCTGAGTACGAATACGCTGCTGCCATGAGTTATAGCCATCCTGAGGAATTCCAGTTAACTCAAAGGCTTCAAAATCATTAGCAATGGATTCCTTTAATGCTTCACGGACCATTACTACTTCTTCAGTCTGACGACCAGTCCGCGTTAAAATCGGAAAGTCTTCAATCTTATTAATACTAACCATTACTGTTACCTTCTTCCCCCACGCATGGGCGCGGGTGTTGCTTCCAAGTACCAATAGATTAGCACACCGAGGGCGTTACAAAGTGGCAATAGACCCATTTTTTTTGACTCTTAACAAAACTCCTACGTGAAGCCTTACGTGAGTCTCAAGTCGAAACCGTTGGCTTTCGACGGCCTGCAAATATGTTTAACACTATACCCAATTTTAGTATATTAAACAAGGTCCAACCAGTTCATAATATCTTCTGGAATTCCATCATCACTTTCCAATTTATCAGAGGTTAGATCTTTCTTTATTCTTACATCCGCTTCGTCATATTCACTTTCAAATTCTTCTTGAGAAAACATACCAAACTCTATCTCTATTTCTTGATCTATTTGAATATGTTGTACGGACTGAAATACTGCACCGGCAACCGAATCGGCTAAATCTTTTGAACCAGATGTTGGATGATCAATCTTAGTGCCATTCAATAGTTTAAGTTTTAATAGTTCATCCTCTACCAGAATATGATTCCAGTATCCACGCAATCTCTTATCATAGATTGATGTCATCAAGGTATCATAGTCTGTCTTCTTAACACTATGAAAATCTGCATTGATACCCATACCTTTCAAAGACTGAATCATCTCTACTGATTGCCACTGATCGAAACTAACAATAGCTACACTAAATCGCCGGCACAAATCAATTATTAAACCTCTGATACTAGCAAAGTTAATTTCAGCACCCGGTGCAGCTTCCCAAGACTTCACTAAATCAACATTCAATACAGGTAGTTTCTCAATACCTAAACCAGTATTAATCTCTTTAAGACCTGGACAATGCACCATAGCTAGCGCTGCACGATCTCTTTTCAATGCCAAGTCAACATGAATAAATCTAGTATAATTATCTGTACCATTGAACCATTTCTTATATGCGCCATCTTCATCTAATGGATCTTCACCAAAATTGAATGCACTCCTAACCAAATCAGCATCTCTAAAGAATGCATCTTCCATATGTGGAGGTTCACATTCAAATCTTGCTCTGGCTTCTACAGGATTCCTAATATACTCCGACTCTAATTGATGTCTTTCAATAGTAGGATTCACTTCCCAAGTGGCAGCTTTAATAGCCCACGTTTTAGGTTCATTCTTTTCTATAGACCCATCATACCTTTGCTGAATGAAATCACCTTTGTATCTTGGAAATGACAATAAAATACATTTACCAACTTCAGGGAAGCGTGACATCACAGACAACTTACTCATATTGTAAATAGCAGATGCTGAACCCTTAGACCTAACATCACCCTTTAATTCATTGTCTGTTTTGAAGGCTGAAATCTCATCCAAAATGACTGTCAATACTTCATAACCTTCCCACCCCTCTGACTCTGAGTGTCCAGAAAAACATCTAACTGGGCGCGAGAAGAAGAAGATTTCTGATACTCTAGGTTCAAATCCCTGCTCATTGAACCACGGTGATGCAAGAAGCAAATTCTTAAAAGGTTCGAAAAAGACTCTCTGAGCCTGTTGAGCATTAACAGCAAGATTTAGAAGATCAATATAGATACCAGTAGCTTTGCCATAATAGCCTAAGGGATCTCTTAAACAATGCAACAAATAAACGGTGTAAGCGAGAGCAATTCTCGCACAATGATCTTTACCGGATCCCTTACCGAGCTGACAAATAACTTCGTTTTGCGTATACTTATCATAGATGTGAGTGCCTTCTTCCTCACCATGCATTTTAATAAGCGTATCAAGTTTGAATATCTGTGTACTCATCAAGACAATTTCAGTTTGGATTTCAGACAATGGCGGTAAACCAAGATAACGTCTATCACTCACAAATACATCTAAAGGAACTGGTTCAGCATCCAATTCCTCGCGTCTTAAGAGTTTATCCAGAGAATCAAATTCAACATTTAGACCAAAGATATCACTCATTATTAATTCCTCTTAGACATTATATGGAGCCTAATCCTTTCCCCACGCTTTTAATTTCACTTTGACATTATATGGAGCACGTTTAGTTCCCCACGGTCTCAATCACTTCTGCATCTATTACATCCATATCTGAGTTTTCCATCAATTCAAAAGCAAGAGCTAATTCATTTCTTACTTCCTCGGCTATTTCAGGAAACTTCGATATGGTTTCTCTGAGAATCTTTGACAGAATTTGATTGACAGATTCTGCACGCTGCATTCTAGCAACGTACTCAGCGTCGGCATTGTTGCCGCCCAATAGATGATGCAACTGAGCTTTCTTGGCTGCCACTTCGGCTGCCAACTTCAAAGCCTGTACTCTTGCTGAGATCATTCCATGATCTGTAGCGATAGTAACAGTCTCCCACGCTTCCTTGGAGACTTCATCAAACTCTTCTAAAGCTTTTAAAGTATTGTACTGTACCTTTTCTAAAAAGTACGGATCTTCTTCAGACCGTCTAGTCAATACTTGCTTATAATCGTTTATATACCGACGCGCCTTTTTGGCTGTAATATTCATTACCGTCGATATCTCAGAGACTTTATATCCCTTGATATACATCAAGCCAGCCTCTTCAATATCATCAAGTTCATTGACGATAGAAGGTGGCTGACTTGCCTGAGTTGCATCTATTTCTGTAGTCATAAAAAAAGCGTGCTGGCTGAGTGTTTAGACCCAGCCAGCACACAAAACCTCCTTAGATTGTGCTACCGCACTCCACACAAGTGTCATCGTGCGCAAACATTGCCCCTCCACCGATCTCACATAGGAGATCACGGTACTCTTGAGTAATACTATAATCATGAGTACCAACAAATGTAAAGAGGTTCACTACATCATACATGGTTCCTACCCGACCATCCGGTACAGTAGCAAGATAGCGATCATCAGTCAAGTACCTAATGAGCAGTTCCCTAAGCTTGTTAGGAAGCTTATGCTGCATGCAAAGATTACGAATAGCAGATTCTGCATTCTTAACCTTGTCATTCTGCATAGCCAATAGTCCATCGACCATCTGCTGAACCTGTATCAGAGCAAGGGATGAAAACTCTCTAGCCTGCGATAAAACACCGTCAGTAGAGTAGCCATCAACCCTAAACTTACGACTCTCAACATTGACAGAAGCACCATTATCGCAAACCAACCTATTCAGGAAAGCTTTAAACATTGGACTCTTCTTCCAACTATCATCATAAGCAACTTCAATTCCACCAAACAACACAGACCCACCAGGATCTTCAAATGTCAACTCCGGTGAACGTAACTGAACATTAAACTTACCACCATTCAAGTTCCAACGATGCACAAATGGCGCCGTACCATCAAAACTATTAACAATGGACGTCATCAGATCGTCGTGACGGACGTATGGCATGTCCGGACGCATGAATGACCTAACTACCTTATCCTTGCCTAGCAGAGCGTTATACGGTCTCCTAGCCCCCTCTGAGAGGAAATAATTGATGGTGTAGTCTGCCAATGGGTCCGGCATCCTTTCACCGTACTTAGTAGGCACATCCAGCATGTCACATAACTGGTGGTAACTACCATTCGTTAAAATAATCTCTTCATCAGAGTCTGTTACAATAGTGTTGTCTTTAGAGATGTACTTAGACCTTCCCAAATCCATTTCGATATGTGAAGTATTATCAGCAACGTCACTTAGGTTCTGCATAAGATCACCTAGTTCAATTGCACCTGAGGGAAATTCCCATTCTGTCATTATAAGCCCCTTTCAGCTTTTTCGCTATACCCAGTGTAGCACACCGCCGTAGCGAAATGATGTATTTCGAGAAAATTTCTTTATTTATATTTTATCACAAAGTAGTTCCATGAGCACCATTTTCGCTCAAGGACGCAGGGGAAACTCTAACAAACTCAGACTTAGCATGAAACTCTGATATGTTGAATGCACCCGAATAAGACATGGCACTACGTAAACCATGCTCAATACTTGTGATAACATCAGCCACAGGTCCCTTGTGAGCCACATGCCCCTCAGCGCCCTCTACATAAGAAGAACCTGCGCCGCTGGAAGCCATACCACGATACCCCTTTACCTTCTTACCGTCTACTGTATACACTTCACCCGGTGCTTCATCTGTTCCAGCCAACATACCGCCAAGCATAACAGCATCCGCACCAGCAGCAATAGCCTTAGCAACATCACCGGGTGTCTTGATGCCGCCATCAGCAATGCAAGACACACCTAGATAATCAGCCCTAACGGCACATTCCATAATAGCCGACAATTGCGGTACACCAACACCAGTATTGACACGGGTCAAACAAGCAGCACCGGGTCCAATACCAACCTTGACACAATCAGCGCCTGCACTAGCCATACGCTCCACGGCATCCCCCGTAGCTACATTGCCGCCAATCAAACATACATTATATTCATTACGCTCCAAAAAGCATTTGATTTCAGTAATGGCACGATACACATGCAAAGCATCTCCATGAGCGACATCTAAAACAATTGCCTTAACTCCCCATTCCGCATACTTTTCAATATCTTCTTTACTGTATTCATTGACTCCAACAGCGACACCGACACGACTATTAAAGATAACCGTCAATTCCTTAATAGTCCGGACCCTATCATCAACGGAAAGGTTTCTGTGCAAAATTCCCAACCCGCCAAGGCCATTCATGGCCACGGCCATATCTTTCTCACACACAGTATCCATGTTGGCAGCAAAAACAGGAACACTCAACTCCAAATTACCAATACGAGTAGATAGATCCACATCTTTTCTACTCATCACATTGGAATATTGTGGCTTAAGTAGCACATCGTCAAAACTAAACAGTTCATCTTTCATTCTAAACTCCCAACATCAATCATATCCTGAATAGTCTTATCCAAGTACTGAGACACCATCTTCTCTACAAGAATCCAAGGCACAACCACATGGTCATCTTCGCCCTCATCAAAATGGACAATAATGCCTTTCTCGTTACATCTAGGACACTCTGACTCACTCACTTAAAGCCTTCTTCAACATTTCCAACATATCAACATGGCATTCTCCATCGCATGTCTCCGCATCAGGAAACAGCATTTCACACAAAGCTTCTTTAATCTTGTCCTTAAACCAATCCCCATCAGTGCAGACATCGCACCGATGCTCCACCTCATTACGAATCTCTGTTATTTGCTCATCAGTTAATGACATTGTTGCTCTTTCCTTCTCGATATAAAACTAATGCGATAATAGCATATGATGCAAGATCCATCAACGAATCCTCTACACCTTCATTCTTCAAATCGCTACCATTAGCGGCAGCCTTTAACCTGACTACCTTATCTCCAGCACGAACCATAGAGCCAACCCACGGCTGAACTCCCCAATCCATAGACTGTCTAATATTTAAAAATATGTCATCAGGTATGCCATAATCAGAACTCTTCTTCTTATGCATGCTTTCAATATCTTGAAGGATCTTCAAAAACTCTGGATGGCCTTCACTCATTTACGTCTTCCTCTCTCTGCAGTTTACCTTCTTTATTCACAATCATTCCTCTCAACTTAGCTTCTGCTTCAATGAACTCATCTTTAAACCCATGTAGTTTAGTAAACGTTGACTGATAATTGAACCACCCCTCGTAACCTTCCCACATTTCATCTTTAGTTTGCTGGTACAACTCTTCCAACTGAACCTCATCCAGCAGAAAAGAAAGCACACCTAATGGCATATAAATGACAACATCATACTCAGGGCTTTTCCCATTGTATTCTGCATATTGCTTGAGTGTCAATTGAAACTCCTGAACGGAATCTTCCACACTCTTACCGGCAAAATGTTCAATGGTGCCGTAATCATTGCGCTTTCTAGGGCAAGTAACATCCACATCTATAATAGTTCCATATGCGCGACAAACTAAGGGGCGATAACCGTAAATAGTGCAACCATCATCCCAAAATGCACAATGCAAATCAGTAGTTTGCTCATCGCCATCCCAAGAGTCATCATACATCCTGTCTGTCAGTGCCTTTATACGAGACTCAATCCAAGTATCAGCAGAATCTTTGCCTTCATTCTCCATTCTAAGGTAATATTCTTGCCTCATCCTGAACGCAATGTGGGCGCATTCTGCCAAGTGTATCTTTAAACCAATCTTACAACACTTGCCCGAATTAAGACATTTAAACTCAGTCTCATTATGATTAGCCTGAAAAACTCTGATTTTATTATAGGCGAACTCCAGCCTATTAAAAATATGCAAATCAGAAGAATGTATTTCCCTCTTAGTCATCTACCTATTTTCTTTCTTCTCGCTCTAATAGTTTTTTGCCGTTCACGCTGCATGCGCTCCACCCTTGCCTGCATGGGAGACTTCGGCCTTCTCTGAGAGACGCCTTTCAAAGTCCTACCCTTACCTTTAAACTTAAGCAGATCATATCTCTTACACCAGTTATATAATGCCTGTGGAGTGACCTCAATGTTATGTGTCTGTTTAAGCACCTTACAGATATCAGTTAACTTCATCCGCTTTTTAACATAATGCTCATACAACCACCCCTTATCCTTGTAAGGTTCCATCTTGGCCATAAACGTTTACTTTCCTAAATCTTTCAATGCGTCTGCAAACGTGCCTGTCTGCGTGACAATAGCAGCCCAAGTATGAATAACCGCTGTATCAGAAGTAGGCATCTCATTACCAGAAAAGCCATGATCTTCCTGCAACGAAACCCTGATCTTCAACAAAGCTTGATCTGGTAAAGTGTCAGGAATAACTTCAACTGTCGATGAAGCAGCCTTTTTAAAAGACGACTTCGATGCAGATGAATAAAGCTTAGAACTTTCAGTAGGCTCACTAGAGCCATTATCTATTTCACTCATATTATTCTCCTTTTTTTTTGAGTACAGCATATTTTACCACGCCGCAATAGAGGATCAGGTGACTCCTGCAAGATTTTTTTCAAATTCTTTTTGGCAGCCCCATGTGGCAATACCGATAGCATCAATCATATCAGAATCAAATTTCTCACTATCGAGAAGATCTGATCCCATTCTATCCGCTAATAGTTGCCTGACCCTATGTTTTCTTTCATATGAAGCCTTCTTTTTGGCTTCTTTCTCTCCCATAGTCAAAGACCATGCAAGAATATCTTTCTTCGTTACTCTATTATATCCTATTTGGGTTTTCCAAACCAAAGGCGAAGCTTCCACAATCGGAATCTTATGTAAAGAAGCCGTGGCCATAGATGCTCCCACAATATAGGAAAGGTCCCTGCTCGTTTGATAATTCTGAATGTATACCGTTTGTTCAATGTATGCTACGTCAGGTTTAGACAATGCTATTATTCCTGGAAGATGCTCCACAATACCCTGTATCTTAACTTCCATCCCCTTTTGCTTTACAAGCTCTATCTTTCCGTAATCCAATACCTCCACATCTCCTTGGTGATTTGTCATACATAAGCCCCAAGCCAAAGAATGCGTCGCTGGATCTATTCCTAGTATTCTCATATTTTTAAGAGACTTCAAAGTCTTCATTGAGCATCCCGGCGAACCTTTGCTTCATCCCAACCCCAACCAACCAAACGCATAACAAGCCTCTCCCTTTTGCATTGTTCACAAATATCCTCTTCATTGTATCTAGACAATACGGTGCCACATTCATCAGTTATGCATACTCTACGAGAAGTAAGACGAGCTTTCTTATCGTAGTATCTTTGCAATACTTTCTGATTAGTAATTATTTTACGACATTCCGCATTGCAATATATAGCATTATATACTTTAGGCATAAAAGGCTTTTCACAATCAGGATTGGCGCAGTTTCTAGAGTTTGATACCTTCTTCACTATCACCCCAACAAAATGATTTCGCATCACAATTTTGGCATTTGGCTGACGTAATCTTATACGGTCTTAAAGGCAACTCGTCATCCAAGAATGCTTGATACCATTTTGTCCACTTCTTGAAAAGCTTGTCAATAAAAACATCATCTCTTTTCATATAAATTGGAAGAATCTGCTGATTGTTTTTATTTTCATAAATAACAAAACCATCATCCAGATCCAAACATCTCATATAAACCTGAGCCTGCCTGATATGATCA